GCTGTCCAACAGGCCGGTGCCGAGGACGACCCTATGTCGGATGAAAAGTACGTAGACCTAAACTGTGGTGGCATGATGGAGCCTATGGATCCTGTATCAGGTAATCCAATCCCGCCCGGTTCTACTGCTGAAAATGTACGTGATGATGTTAATGCCCACATCTCCGAAGGTGAATACGTATTGCCAGCAGATGTAGTTCGGTGGGTTGGACTAAAACATATCATGGATATGCAGGACGAAGCTAAGTCCGGTCTAATGATGATGGACGGCATGGGCCTATTGGTAGGCTCTGATCACGAAGAACTAGAATACGAAGAAGCCTCTGAAGAGGACGCCGTAGAGACACCTGAGGGCAACGAAATTGAACTTCCAACTGTAGAAACGGTTGAAGGTGATATCGTCGAAGGTGATGAAACTGAAGAACTTGCTGAAGACGAAATGTACGGCAAGTACGAAGAAGACATGCCTTCGATGTTTGGCATGGTGAAGAAACCTAAGATTACCTTCATCGTTTAACATCCCTGGGCCACCCGCAAAGCGGCCCCCACCCCCCGAGGAAAATATGGCTAAGTACAAAAGTACGAACCGCGATGACGCGGACCAAATGAGCTATTCTGAAGAACTAGCTGCAACACAAGCTCCAGCTGAACAAGAAACCGCAGAACGCACAGATGGAGACGACGCTAGCTTCCGTAAACGCTACGGAGATTTGCGTCGCCACATGCAGCAAACACTGTCTGATAAAGACCAGGAAATTGCGGCAGTTAAACAGCAATTAGACCAGGCGGCTAAAGGACAGATTAAGTTTCCTAAAACCGACGAAGACATTGAAAAATGGTCTAAGAAATACCCAGATGTTGCGCAGATCGTAGATACTATCGCACGTAAACGAGCTAATGAAGCCTTAGAAGAAGGTGAAAAGCGTCTCGAAGGTCTTAAGCAGTTGGAGACAAAGATCTCCCGCAAAGAAGCTGAGGGTGAGCTGTTAGCTATGCATCCAGACTTTGCTAAGATCCGTAGTGATAGTTCATTTCATGATTGGGTTATTGAGCAGCCTAAGTATATTCAAGACGCCCTGTATAAGAATGGTTCAGATGCTAGAGCAGCTGCCCGGGCGATTGATCTTTATAAAGCAGATAAGGGAATTAGAAAGAAATCTAACTCCCCTGCAGATGCCGCACAAGCGGTAGGAAAAACTTCCAGAAGCACCCCAGGCGTACAAGGCCGTGCGTCGTTTTCCGAGTCACAAGTCCAGAAGATGTCGGACAGAGACTACGAAAAGAATGAGGATGCCATTTTGGAAGCTATGCGTAAAGGTAATTTCTCATATGATGTTACCGGAGCAGCACGTTAGTACTTGATATAAAAGAACTTTCTGTGTTATAATGTAGTTGTCTTTAAGAGAATACTTGCTCTTATATAACTGCATGAGGCCGCTCTGAAACGAGCCTACCCTCAACTCAAACCCCCCAAATCAGAAGATACAGACGCTCTAGTCTACCAGCACTGGAGAGGCCCGTAATTCCGTATCATGGCCTGATACGTTTTTGCGCACCCTCACACCCATGCTGCCACTGTTTGTCCCCTTTCTGTGTTCTGTTCAGAGCCCCTTGGGCTCCGCCATTCCACAAGGAGAAACAAAATGGCATTTCCATCAGCAGGCGGTTACGGCAACTTGCCTAACGGCAACTTTTCACCAGTCATCTACTCGAAAAAGGTACAAAAAGCCTTTAGAAACAGTTCAGTAGTAGAAGATATTACGAATACGGATTTTTCTGGAGAAATCTCCAGCATAGGAGATTCCGTTAAAATTATCAAAGAACCTGAGATCACAATCAATTCTTATGCTCGTGGCACAACGCTTGCGACACAAGATATCACTGATGCTGATTTCACAATGATCGTTGATCAAGCCAACTACTTTCAGTTCGCACTCGACGACATTGAAGAGGCCCATTCACACGTAAATTTCATCGATTTGGCAACAGATCGCGCTGGTTTCAAACTACGTGATGCATTTGACCAAGACGTTCTTGGTTACATGTCTGGTTGGACTTGGAACGGTTCTGCATGGGTTGCTCGTACAGCAGCTGCAGGCACTAAAGCAGAAGCTGGTGCAGGCGCAGACGAATTGTTCGCAGCTAACAAGCTAAACGCTGGTACATTTGGTGGCACAGCCGCTAATGCTATCCCAGTTGCAGCAAATGGTGGCGCAGGCGCAATCACATCACCTTTGGCGGTTCTTAACCGTATGGCTCGTTTGATGGACGCACAGAACGTCGATACAGATGGTCGTTGGATCGTATGTGACCCCGTCTTCAAAGAAGTCCTTATGTCAGAAGACGCAAAACTAATGAATGCGGACTTCGGCGGCGAAGGTGAAGTACGTAATGGTCGTCTTCCAGGCACCATCCGTGGCTTCCGTGTATATCAGTCCAACAACCTTCCTTACAAAGGTACAGGCGCTGGTACAGCTACTGCAGCTGGCTCAACAAGTAACTACGGCGTTCTTGTCGCGGGTCATGACGGCGCTGTTTCAGTGGCTGATCAGATTGCAAAAACTGAGAGCTTCCGCTCACCAGATACATTCGCGGACATCGTTCGTGGCATGCAGCTGTATGGAAGAAAAATCCTTCGCCCTCAGTCACTTGTGACCGCTAGCTACAACCTAGCATAAAACTAAATAGGGGGCTGGTCAAGGCTGGCCCTCTTACCCTGATAAAGGACGCTACTATGCCATCAACTTACCTAGCCCTCTGTAACCAGGTACTGCGTCGTCTTAACGAAGTTGAGATTGCTGCTGATGCATTTGCAACTGTGCGAGGTGTTCAGGCTTTAGTTAAGGATAGTGTAAAAGCTTCTGTAGCTAAAATTAATCAGGCTGAGTTTGAGTGGCCCTTCAATGCTGCTGAGCATACACAGGTTCTTGTTGCAGGACAGAACGAGTATACATGGCCAGACTATTTCAAAGTCTCCGACTACAACACATTTCAGATACTAAAAAACGATAGCTTTAACGTAGGCTTTAAAACATTAAACCACATTGATCGTGATACTTGGTACAGGAACCATCGTGATGATGATTACGAATCCGGTTCTGCAGGTCGCGGCGTACCAGACATGGTATTTTCATCTCACGGAAATGGCTTTGGTGTTACGCCTTCACCAGACCAGGCTTACTCTGTCCGATTTCGGTACTACCTGAACTATGCAAACATTACGAATAGTGATGATGTAACCCGTATTCCAGATAGCTTTGATACCGTTATTGTCGATGGTGCTTTATACCACCTCTACATGTTTAAGGATAACCTCGAGTCCTCTCAGGCTGCATATATGGCCTTCGAAAAAGGCATCAAAGATCTTCAGACCTTATATATAAACAACTACAAATATGTCAGTGACATGAGGGTTAAGTTCTAATGCCAGATCAGATCCAGTCATTTAAGCTGGTATGTTCCGGTGGACTTAATTCCAACGAACCCACCTCGACTTATCAGACAACGCTCCAGGCTCCGCCACCCGATTAGTTAATTATGAACCGTCATTATTTGGCGGTTATCGTCGTATTGAGGGATTTGATGAGTTTGATACTGATTACGGTGAAGTAACTGTAAGCGGGCAGCTTACAGGCCAAGGCAAGGTTTTAGGTCTTGCGATCTTCAAAGACGATGTAAGTTCTAGCACTAAGATTATTGCTGCTCGACAGGATGCTACAGGGGGCAATTACAGCTTCTATTATTACACTGCTAGTATCGGTTGGCGTAAGTACACCTTAGACCATGCTGTAACACGCCCAATGACTATTGGTTCACGCACAGTAGCAAAGCTTCGCCATGTGGTATTCAACTTCGGTACAGGTAACCGCATCTGTTTTGTAGACGGTGTTAATCCTGCCATTGTTTTTGATGGTAGTCACTGGGAACAACTTACCTCCACTGGTACAGGTGCATCTCCTTCGGTATCAGGCCACAGTGCGCAAACCGGCGGCGGAAATCAGTGCATAAACGCTCCGTCTGTTGTGGATGTATTTGAAAACCACTTATTCCTAGCAGGCGATACGACAGCAGAAGCTGCGGTTGCACACTCTGCTCCATCTACCTCCGCTGCACCTGATGGGTTTTACAACTTCACGGTAGCTGCAGGCGCTGGGCAGATTGCTGCAGGTTTTGATGTAGTCCAGATTAAACCCTTCCGAGACAACCTGTTTGTATTTGGAAACAATAACATTAAGAAGATTTCTGCCGACCTACTAGCGGCTTTTGTCCTAGACCAGGTTACAGCCAACGTGGGTTGTGTTGCACGAGACAGTGTTTTGGAAATCGGTGGGGACTTGATGTTCCTGGCACCTGATGGCTTCCGTCCTGTTTCTGGTACTTCCCGAATTGGTGATGTTGAGCTTGAAACCATTTCTAAGCCTATCCAGGCTACTTTAGTTGATCTCATTAAGAACAACGACATGTCTACGCTAAATGGCGTGGTTATCCGTTCTAAGTCACAGGTACGTTACTTCGTAGGTGATGCCTCTACAGACGCTACGGATTCCGTGGGTATTATTGGCGGCTTGTCTGACAGCAGCGGTTCTATTAGCTGGGAGTTTGGTGAGCTTATTGGCATCCGAGCATCAGTATGTACGTCAGGATATGTAGGAACCGAAGAGTTTATTCTTCATGGGGATTACGGTGGTAAGATCTATCGCCAAGAGAACGGCAAATCTTTTGCTGGTCTAGACATCGTAGCTATCTACGCAACCCCTTACTTAGACTTTGGTGAAACGGAACAGCGCAAGGTTCTACGTAAAGTTAATACGTTTATACGTGCTGAGGGTCCATTAGAGATGAACCTGGCAATGGCTTACGACTGGGGCGACTATAACACGGCACGTCCTTCTACCTACAGCCAAGGAAGCCAAGGCGGCCCAACTGTCTACGGTGGACGAGCAATAACTTATTCTGGATCTAATACGCTGTACGGCGGTTCATCCAAACCAATCATGACATCAGATGTCCAGGGTTCTGGTTTCTCTACACGAGCTACATTCGTGACAGTGGGCCAAACTGAATCCTTCAGTATCCAAGGCATCGTTTTTGAATTTTCTGTCGCAGGGAGACGCTAGCATATGGCCGGTTACACACGCCAAAGTATTGCGGATATTATTAACGGTTCTGAAATCACAGCGCCTCCGCTCAATTCTGAATTTAATCAAGTTTCCGCTGCATTTAATGCTACTTCAGGCCACATCCACGATGGGTCTACGGGTAATGCTCCGAAGATTAATTTAGCTACATCTGTCTCTGGTTACCTACCAGCAGTACATGGAGGGATCGGCGGTAAGAATAACTTTGTTGCCACTACAACGCCTGTCGCCACCAATGACTCTGGCGATGGCTATGCCCCAGGATCAATGTGGGAGAACACCACAACTGGTCGTATATACATCTGCGTAGGCAACACGTCTAATGCCGCCGTTTGGCGTGAACTGGTACAGGTTACGACAGGCAACAGCATTGTTCCTGCGGTTAATGATCAAATTGATCTAGGTACGCCTTCAGCCCGTTTTCAAGACCTGTTCCTAAGTGGCGGTATTTCAGCGGCAACAAACGTGGCTGTTGGTGGAACTTTAAACATCACAGGTGCAACGGCACTGGGCTCTACGCTGGGTGTAACTGGCGATGCTACATTTGTTAACCTAGCTGCTACTGGCACAACAGTAATTACATCTGTTGATCTAAATTCTGGTGCAATCGACAACGC